GGATGAGGTTGATTACCAAAAATTTGATAATTATATGGTTTACTGTTTGCAATCTTATTTAAAACTTGGACTTATAAAACAGAACGCCAAAAATATTAAAATGAGAAAATTCATTGCCGAAACTTCGATGGAGTTTTTGGAATGGGTAAAAGACAAAGACAATGTTTCGCACAACGATAGGCTTGAGAAATCACTTTATTTTAATAATTTTATAAACGACTACCAAGATTATAAAAAATGGCTCACAAATAAAAAGTTTAATATTTGGGTACAAAAATATTGCAACTTTATAGGTGCAGAATATTTAGAGGGCAATACAAATGGGTTGCGATGGTTCACAATAAAAACTGGTCAACTTAACGAGGTTGACGATATAGCTTTTTAATTATGGAATTAAGACCATACCAAGAGAAACTTTCAACTAAAGGAGTTGAAATTCTAAAACAAAAAAAAATAGTTTATTATTGCTGTGAAGTCAGAACAGGAAAAACTTTGATTGCTTTAAATACCGCTAAATTATTTGGAGTTAAAAAAATATTATTTATTACAAAGAAAAAAGCAATTTCATCAATTCAATGGGATTATGATAATTTTGGATTTGATTTTCAAATCGTAATTATTAACGACCAAAGTTTGCATAAAATTTTAGACAATGATTTTGAATTAATTATTTCTGATGAACACCATAAATATGGAGCGTTTCCAAAGCCTAACAAAGTGGCTCAACTATTTAAAAAAAGATATTCAAAATTGCCTATGATATTTTTGAGCGGAACACCAACTCCAGAGAGCCATTCGCAATGGTTTAATCAGTTTTGGGTTTCTGATTACTCTCCATTTAAAAAATACACCAATTTTTACAAATGGGCTATTGATTTTGTAGACATCAAACAACGGAATATAGGCTATGCTGTAATCAAAGATTATAGCCACGCCAACGAGGGTTTAATTAAACGTATATTGCAAAATTATATATTGACATTTACTCAAGCCCAAGCTGGTTTTACTACATCGGTCAACGAAATGGTTTTAGAATGTGAGATGCTTCCGATTACTGCTGAAATAATTAAAAGGCTTAAAAAAGATTTGGTTGTAAAGAATAGCGATGGTCAAGTAATATTAGGCGATACTGGCGTTAAGTTGATGCAAAAGATACACCAACTATCCAGTGGCACTTGTAAATTTGAGGATGGAACTTCAAAGGTAATTGATAAAAATAAGGCATTATTTATACATAACAAATTCAAAGGTATAAAAATAGCGATTTTCTATAAATTCAAAGAGGAGTTCAATGCTTTGAAATCGGTTTATGGTCCATCGATTACCGATAGTGTTGATGAGTTTGATAATACCGACAAATGTATCGCATTACAAATTGTTTCTGGGCGTGAGGGAATCAGTTTAAAGAATGCTAACTATTTGGTTTATTATAATATTGATTTTAGTGCCACAAGCTACTGGCAAAGCCGAGATAGACTTACCACAATGCAACGACAATCAAATGAGGTTTTTTGGATATTCTCAAAAGGAGGTATAGAAAACGACATTTACAAAACCGTACTTAAAAAAAAGGATTATACATTAAAAATTTTTAAAGAAAATAATTTGCATAATTTAAAATAAAATACATATATTTGTACAACCGCCAAAGTAAAACATAAAAGACCTCTTTCTTTTGCGCTTGGCGGTAGCAATCGAAAGGGGTTAATTTTTTAAATATGAAAATAAGCGAATTACCACAAGAAGTAAAGAAAAAAGCATTAGAATATCAAAGAAATAATAAGGATAAGTATTACGATAAGAATACCGATATTTTATCTGATGCATTCAATTGGAAGATTACATTTGAAGATTATGATTATTGGGATGATTGGGATAATAAAGAACCAATTAAACCCGAATTTAAAGGCACTATTGAAGGATTTAAACCAAAGCAATACCAAATAGGTATCGACACTTTTCAAAGGTCGGAGGCTAATTTATCAAAGGATGAAATTATCGCTATATGTAAATTCAATATCGATAAATATTGCTGGAGAAAAAAAGACCAAGACAAAGAGGATTTTAAAAAAATTATTGATTACGCCAATTGGGCCTTGAAAAATTTATAATGAACTTCCTAACTATTAAAGACCAAAAAATCGGTTTACATTTTGATCCTCAAGTTGGTAAAAATAATAGACCGTTTAAATTATTTGGAACGCGTAAAAATGAAGAGTTACCACAGGAATTTATAGGTAATAGTTTCAAGTGGCATTGGATTTATTCATTTATTTATTTAGACAATGATGAGGTATTCGAGTTAGAATTTGATTATAACGATAAATTTAAAAAGAAACTATGACACCAAAAGAAAGAGCAGAAAATTATATGAGATTGAAAAAAGGCTATAAATCTTCAAAAGATGAATTTGCTATTGCATTTGCAGAATGGGCGATTGATTACTCTTTTAATCAAATGTATTCTGTTGACTTAAAAGAACTTTTAGAAGAATTTAAAAAAGAAAATTATGACAGCAGAGGAATTTTTCAGAAATAAAATAAAACAAGAAATAGAGTGGGAATGTAGCATAACATTACATAAAGTACCTTTAAATGCAGAACAAGCTATGAGGTGGGCAAATGAATATGCTAAATTACGTTGTAAAGAAGAATTGCAAGATTTACTAAATTCAGAATGTCATTTAGAATATTTACCCGAAAAAATACAACAAGCGATTTTTTATATAGATAATCCTTGCGGAGTATGAGTAAGCTGTTCCCTAACGTATCGGTGCTATACGATGTGGCGGTTTTTCAGCTCGAAAGCCCAATACGAAGCACTACAGTTGAATTTAAAATAAATGTTTAATCGAAGCACTTCAGCCGCCATATTGTATAGCACTTGTTAGCGGTTCGTGCTTCTCAAATTAATTACAATGGAATTATCAGCAGAAAAAAAATTAGCTTGCAGCAAAGCTGAAGCAACCGCAAAAAAAGTGTTGAAAGCAGGCGATAGAGTTAGATGCACTAAATGCCCAGGCACAAAAAGAGTATTTACTTTTTCTTATTGGGATGGATGTTGGATGGTATCAAAGTCAGGTATAAATGACTATCACCCCGTCAATGTAGATATGGTAAACGGAATTGCTGTTGACTTTCAGCATTACGCCTAACTATTGCATACCCTCAACTTTAATAATAGTCAAATGCTAACAATTAAAAAATCGGAATTTCCGTTTTAAATTATGAAAAAAGAAGATAGAAACGTATTAAAAGCTTTTATTATATTGATTTTAATTTTAATTTTGATTATATGACAGAGCAACAAATACAAACTAAAATCAAAACCAAACTCCAGGAGCGTGGGTGGTATGTTACCAAATTAATTAAGACTTCAACAAACGGCATACCAGACCTATTGGCTATTAAATACGGTAAGGCAATGTTTATAGAAGTGAAAACAGAAAGAGGCAAACTTGCACCACTTCAACAATTGAGGATTGATGAGTTAAGAAACGCTGGAGCAATTGTGAAAGTTTGGCGTGATTTTGAAATTGATTTTTAAAGTTTGTTACAAAATAAGTTTTTTTAGTTATATTTGTATAATATGATACTAATCGAATTAGCAAAAAAGGATTCTCAATGGAGAAAAATGGCTTTACAAATATGTAAAGACACCGATTTGGCTGACGAATTAGTACAAGAAATGTATATCAAAGTATCAAATAAAACAAAACCACTATCCGATGGATATATATTTGTAACCTTGAGGTCATTATTCTATGACCATTTAAAAAATAAAGATATATTAATCGACGATTTTAGTAAATTTGAAATGATTGTCGAGGAATATTCCGAAGAGTTAGATATTGATTATTTAAAATTAACTAAAAACCTAACTTGGTACGAAAAAACAATGTTCGAATTATCTACTTTGGTTGGACAAAGAGAACTCGAAAGGCAAACTGGCATTCCATTACAAACTATCCATCGAATTAATAAGATGGTTAAAATTAAATTAAATGGCAAAAAGAAGAACTAAAAAAGAAATACAAGGATTAGGCGATGTAATCGCAACAGTTACCAACGCAATAGGTATTGAGCCTTGCGATAATTGTAAAGACAGACAATTTACCCTCAATCGTTTATTTAACTTTAAAAAAGTTAAAAGCGAAATGACTCCAGAGGATAAAGTCCTATTCGCTATATTTATGGATGACAAAGGGCAAAGAGTAATTGATGGAAGACGCACCGAATTGACTTTTGAAAATATAGAGTTTTTAAATGCTTTGTATCTTTATTATTTTGGATTAGATAATTCCAATTGCCCAACGTGCTCAAAAGTACACGAGCAAGTAATTAAGGATTTGTTTAAATTGTATTCGTTTGCATAGTGTATCTGATTACTTATTTAAACGCTATTTTAAGCAAGTAAAAGTAAAAGATAAGAAA